TCAACCACGACGGCGTCGCGACCGTCATCCGAGAGCTCGAGAAGCGCACCGACATCGACGTGCTGTGTCTGGACGAGCTGGCCGTGTACCGCAACGCCTCGGGCCGGTCCAAGACCATGCAGAAGTTCGCCCAAACGAAGACATGGGTGTGGGGTATGACGGGCGCGCCGACGCCCAACGCCCCGACCGATGTCTGGGGGCAAGCGCGCATCGTGACACCCTCGCGGGTACCGCCGTTCTTCGGGCGCTTCCGTGAGAAACTCATGGTGAAAATCAACGCCTTCAAGTGGGTGCCGCGCCCCGATGCTACCGAGCAGGCGTTCGAAGTGCTGCAGCCGTCGGTGCGGTTCGCCCTTGAAGACGTGACCGAGCTGCCGGAGTACATCTCTCGCCGCATCGACGTTGATCTGGGACCCAAGCAGAAGCTGGTATATGACCAGCTGAAGCAGCACTGCTTCTCCCTCATCGCCGGGCAGACCATCACTGCAGTCAACGCCGGTGCCGCTTTGAACAAGCTACTGCAAGTGTCGCTGGGATGGGTGTATGCCAACGACGGCCGCGTCGTGCAGCTAGACAACGACGATCGTATCGCAGCTCTGCTCGACGCGATCGACAGCACTACGGGTAAAGTGCTCGTGTTCTCGGCGTTCAAGCACGCGCTCGCTGGGCTCGAGGCTGAGATCCGCGGTGCCGGCCACGACGTCGTCACCGTGTCGGGCGATACCCCCGCAGGTAAGCGCGGCGAGATCTTCCATGCGTTTCAGAACACATCGCAGTACCGCGTTCTTAACGCTCACCCGCAGTGCCTAGCACATGGTCTGACGTTGACGACAGCGGACACCATCATCTGGTTCGGGCCGATCACTTCGCTGGAGATCTACGATCAGGCGAACGCCCGCATCCGGCGCGTGGGCCAGAAGCGCAAGCAGCAGTTCCTGCACCTGCAGGCTACGCCGACCGAGAAGAAGATTTACTCGTTGCTAATAAACAAGCAGGACGTGCAGGGACAATTGCTCGATATGTTTCGTGCCTAATAAGGTAAAACATACCCCTTGACAATAGGATATAAGTGACTAAATTATGTTTTACCCATTGACTAATGGGTTCTCCGGGGTCATGCTACAACACAGAGGGTCACAATGGAAACAACCACAGCGCCGCCGGTGGCAAAGATCATCGACGTCGAGAAACGCGTCGCGCAGTTCGTGCAGCTTCGCGACAAGATCAAGCTTCTCACGGATAAGCACGACGCCGAGCTGGCTCCCTTCAAGGAAGCCAAGGCCCAGATCGAGGCCGAGCTGCTCGAACATCTGAACAGCAACAACACGAAGTCGGCGAAGACCGCCGCTGGCACTGTCAGCGTGTCTGACAAGACCTCGTGCCGTGTCGAGGACACGGAGGCTTTCCGCTCGTTCGTTGTCGACAACGGCGAGTGGGATCTGTGCGACATGAAGGCCAACGCACCTGCGGTAGAGAAGTACATCGAAGAGCAGCAGGCACCCCCGCCGGGTGTCGTCATCAACAGGTTCCGCACGGTCGGTGTGCGGCGCGCAAGCAACTAGGAGAATGGTTTTGAACACGCTTCCCACGACGCAGTCCCCCCTGAGCACCGGGCTCCCCATGCTGGGCGCAGCGCCCGCGGTGTTCAATCAGTCCAAGGTCAACGCCGACGATCTGGGCGCGGGCATTGGCTCGAGCTTCAGCATCCTTACCCTGCGGGGTAAGGTGTGGCGCACCAAGTACCGCGGCGAAGAGCATGTCCACATGATGGAGCCGTCGGCTCCCGGCATGCCCCCGCCGGGGCCGCGTCCCTCTGTCGAGGTCGTCATCGTCAAGGCCAGCCCGGTGATCGCCAAGATCTTTTACGCCGAGGGCTACTCGGAAGGCGACAAGGAGGCTCCCGACTGCTGGTCGGTCAACGGTCAGACGCCGGACCCGGCCTCGCCTGCGAAGCAGTGCCAGACCTGCGCTGCCTGCCCGCAGAACATCTGGGGCTCGCGCATGACGGCGGCTGGCAAGCCGGGCAAGGCCTGTCAGGACAGCAAGCGCCTCGCTGTCGTGCCGGCCGGTGACCTGCGCAACGAGATGTTCGGCGGACCGATGCTGCTGCGCGTGCCGGCTGCCTCCCTGCAGGACATGGGAGCCTACAGCTCGCTTCTTCAACAGCACGGGCACTCGTACTTCAGTGTCGTGACGTCGCTGTCGTTCGACCACACCGTGGCCTATCCCAAGCTGGTGTTCACGCCGCTGCGTGCCGTCAACGACGCCGAGGCCCGCACCATCCTCGAGCTGCAGGATAGCCCTGTGACCCACCGTGTGCTCTCGGAGGCGGTCGATCAGGTCAAGGCCGAGGTCCCGGCGGCGCTCGCTGCACCGGCGAGCACCGTGCTGGCGGCTCCTGCGCCGGTGGTTGCCCCGCCGGTGGTTACCCAGCCGGACCCCTACCAGTACACGCCCGACGGCAAGCACCGCTGGAAGGCGGGCATGGCTGGCTGGGAGCCGGTGCCTGCGCCGGTGGTGTCGGCCCCGGTCGTGGTCGCTCCCCCGCCGCCCCCGCCGCCTCCGCCGGTCGTCGTCGCTCCACCGGTACCCCAGCAGGTAACCGAGCCGCCGGCTCACGCTGGCCCGCAGGCTGCCATCGCTGAGATGGAGGCGAAGCTGGCTGCCATGAAGGGTATGGCTGCTCCCCCGCCGCCCATGACTGCGGCTCCCATCACCCAGACCACCGCGCCCGTGACCCCGGGAACTACGCGGCGGCGTCGGGGCACAGCGGCGGTCACGCCTCCGCCGTCGCCTGCTCCGACCGCGCCTCCTGCGCCGCCCACGATGGCGACCCCCGTCGTAGCGACGCAGGAGGCGCCCCCTCCTCCCCCGACGGCAGATCCGATGGCGCCGACCGGCGGCGCAATTGACCAGAACCTCGATGATAAGCTGGCTTCCCTGCTCGGATAGTCGTCTACGATAAGAGTGGCGCGGGCTGGTGTATGAACACACTGGCCCGCAGCTGCCGTCCGGCATAAGCTGGTAGTCGCTGAGCGGGGGTCGCCTTTGTTTTACCAAACGTCGAACGTGCGCGAGTTCCTAGCTCGTGCCCTGCCGTGGCCCCAAGAGGGCGAGCAGCCTACCTATGTAAACGTCCACTACGGCGTCAAGATCGTCGACAAAGCCACGAACGAGCCCGTGCTCCGCGGCGGCAAGCAGCTGGTTACCTTCCCCGGTAAAGCTTGCCGTAGTGTCGAGGAAGCTGCTCGCACCATCGACTGGGCGATGAACACCATGCAGAGCGACGTCTACGTCTGCATGAGCGCCGCCGACAAGGCCGAGGCCAAGACCAGCCGCAAGGGTAATACATATCTAGAGGCGGTTCGGCTACGCGATCACGCGGCGCGCTTCAAGAGCCTGTTCATCGACGTAGACGTCAAGCCCAACGACCTTACGACCGGATACAGCGACACCGAGGAAGCGGCGCGCGAGTTTACCCGCATCCGCACTGAGCTCGGCCTCCCCCGTCCCACGTTCTTCATCAGGTCCGGCAGTGGTGGGTTCCACGCCCACTGGTGCTTCGCTGAACCGATCACTGCTGAGCGCTGGCAGAAGCTGTCATATGCGTTCTGCGCTGGCGTCAAGGCCAAGGGCTTCCGCGGTGACACGCAGTGCATCATCGACCTTGTGCGCTTGCTGCGACCCCCGGGTACCTTCAACTGGAAGGGCGGCGAGGCCAAGCCTGTCACCATGCTGGGTGCAGCAGGTAGCGATTACTTTGTCGACGTACTCGAAGACGCGCTCAAGGATTACGTCGGCGTGCTGGCGCTTCCCACCGCGAAGCCCAAGCTGACAGCGCTGGGTGCTCCATCGGCGGTGCTCGCCGCCAAGATGGCCGCTGAGCCTACCTCCGCAGGTAACCTCGAAGCTGGGCTCGAGCTGAGCGCGCCAACCATCGAAGACGTTGCCGCTGGCTGCCCCTTCATCGCGCGCACGCTGGCGTCGGGTGGCGCCGGCAACAACAACCCTCTCTGGCTGCAGACCACCAACATCGCGCTGTTCTGTCAGGACAGTCTCGACGTAACACACGAGCTCTCGCTGGGGCACCCGACCTACACCGAGTTGGAAACCGACGAGCTCTACGAGCGGCAGCTCAACACCAAGACGACGCGCAACCTTGGCTGGCCGCGATGCGCGACGATCGCCGGGTATGGGGCACCCGAGTGCCAGAGCTGCCCCAACTTCTCCAAGAACCAGAGCCCGCTCAACTTCACGATCAAGCCGGTCGCCGTGACCGCGGTCGTTACCCCTGCAGGTGTGGCGCCCAGCTCGCTGTTCCCGCTGCCTCAGGGCTACGTCTATGACAGCGCCGGGCTGGTGTGCGTCACCGAGACAGACGAGAACGGTGTCCAGACCTACATACCCATCTGCCAGTTCACCATCGAGAAGCCGTGGCTGCAGCTCGAGCCGCCGGCTCTCAACTTCACGACAGTTACCCACGCAGGTCACGAGCGACAGATCCGCGTGTCGTACGAGCTGATCGCCGACAAGTCTGGCCTTGCCAAGGGCCTCGCCAAGCAAGGCATGCTTGTGAAGCTGAACCATATACCAGCGCTGGGGAATTTCTTCGTGGCCTTCATCGATAAGATGCGCGCGGATCTCAAGAACATCGTACAGAGCCAGCCGTTCGGTTGGTCCATAAAAGACGGCAAGGTCGAGGGGTTCGTCTACGGCAGCCACCTCTGGTCGAAGGGTATCCCCCGGCCAGCGTCCAACCCGGACACCGTGCTGGCGTCGCAGTATTCCCCGGCGGGTGCGCTCGACCCGTGGCTCGAGGCCTCCCAGATGATCTGCAAGCAGCGCCGGCCCGCGCTCGATGCCATCTTGGCGGCGTCGTTCGGGGCGCCTTTGGTTAGGTTCACAGGCCAGACCGGCTTGCTCATGAGCACATGGTCGGTGCAGTCGGGCATCGGCAAGTCCACCGTGCTGAAGGTGGCGCAGGCTGTATGGGGCCACCCGCAGAAGGCAGTGCAGTCGCTGAGCGACACCCAGAACGCCGTGCTCAAGAAGCTGGGCGACACGAAGAACCTGCCCTTGTTCTGGGACGAGCTGAAGACCGACGAGGATACCGAGCGCTTCATGAACCTCGCCTTCCAGCTCAGCCAAGGCAAGGAGAAGTCCCGGCTCGCCAGCGACACGTCGTACCGCGACCCCGGCACATGGCAGACGCTGCTGTGCAGCACGTCCAACAACAGCATCCTCAACTTCATCCTCGACCACACCAAGACGACGACTGCTGGTCTGTTCCGGGTGTTCGAGTTCGAAGTACCCCCAGCGGTAACTGGCCAGATCGACCCGACGCAGGCGCAGCTGATCACGGCGGCGCTCAACGACAACTACGGCCACGCCGGGCTGGTCTTCGCGCAGTTCCTCGGCGAGCACCATGAGCGGGTGTCGAAGGAAGTGGCGGCGCTGGCGCGGGCACTGGAGAAGCGCTTCCAGATCCAAGCCGACGAGCGGTTCTGGTTGGCGCTGATCACCGTGGTGATGTCCGGCGCCCGCTACGCCAACGAGCTGAAGCTCACGACGATCGACGAGGGTGGGCTTGCGAAGTTCTTGGTGCAGGTGTTCACCGACATGCGCATGCGCCGGACGGTCACCGCGGTCGACGTCACCAAGAGCGTCAACGTCCTGACGGTGCTGGCGCGGTTCCTCAACGAGCATCGCCGGCAGTACACCGTGCTCACCAACATCATCCATCGCAGCAGCCTGAAGCCGCCGGTATGGCAGCCTACTGCAGTGCAGGCGCCCGGCACCGTCACGACGAAGACGTCGGAGCAGGCCATACGCGCCGTACAGATCCAGATCGGCGAGCAGGACCAGTGGTGTCGGATCAGCAAGGCTGCGTTCGATCACTGGTTGGGCAAGCAGGGCATCGCGCCGTCGATCATCTGCAACCAGCTCGAACGCGAGTTTGGGGTCAAGGAGATCCGTGGGAGGATGTGCGCCGGGACATCCTTCGTCACGGCGAAAGAGCCGTTGCTCGAGTTCAACTACAACGACCCGGTGTTTCAGGACATCATTGAGGTCTAAGCCATGAGCAACCAAACACGCAACGACGACCCGGTCGAAGTCAACTGTGTGCTGCTGTTCGACAACGAAGAAAGCTACAAGATCGAAGACGCCGACGGCAGGGAGGTGTACCTCCCGAAGAGTGAGTGCGACGTCCTCCCGAAGGATGCCGGTGAAGGCGAAGACATAACAGTCACGATGCCGGAGTGGCTCGCCGTCGATCGCGGGCTGGTCTAGGCGCTACCTCTGAAGGTAACTAGGTGGTGCTGCACGGCGCTGAGGCTCCCCGCTAGGACCGTGATGCCACCAAAGCCGAGAAGGTTCATCCTCTCGGCTTTCTTTTTGTCTCAGCGCCGGCCCTTCATCATGCTCTTGTCGGCACGATTGGCAGAGGCGTCGCGGACCCGCAGGTTGCTGCGGTGGTTCGACCCGCCCTTGATAACGGGCTTCTTGTGGTCGAGGTCTTTACCCGGCGGGATCGGGCCGTTCTCGCGCTCGTAGTGATTGCGGGCGTTCATCCGCTGTAGCGTGTCGTCCTTGTGCGCACGCTCGTAGGGGCCGTACTTATGCGGTCCTTTCCGTGGCATTACTTCCTCTTCAGGGTAGCGGTGTTAGTCCGCGGGTTGTAGGCGTAATCGCCGGCGGCGTGCTTGCCGCTGTACTTCGACGCCCGGTCTTTGGCTCGGCCGGCAGCACCTAGGTCTTGTCGGCGCTCACCTTGCTTGGTGAGTTCCTGTGTGCCGGGCTTCAGGTTGCCAGCCTTCTGCTGCTGCTTTGTCGCAACAGCAAAAGCTTTATCGCGTGGCATACCCTTGGAGGTAAGCTGCCCAACGAGCCGGTCGAGGATCTTCGGCACGGCTACTTCTTACCCTTCGCCTTGGTCTTCGCCTTGCCGTAGTTCTTCGCGCCCGGTCGGTTGGACGTGCCACCGATTATGCCCGAGAAATCGCCCTTGTCGCCCGCCATCTTGGGGGCCTTCACCATCGTGCTCTTCGCCATGACTGTCTCCGTGTGTTACCTAATGCTGACTAGCACTTCACATCCCACTTTTTCAGCGCGAGGTTGATGCGGCTGTTGGGATCACGCGCGGTCTTGGAGGATGTCAGCTTCTCCTTCATACCACACATACGAGCGCGAAAACTGTCGCGCCGCGCAGCCGATGCCGGGCTGCTCTTGGCCTTCTCTGCCGAAACAGGAGGCTTGATGTTCTGGCCGGCGGCGCGCAGCGATGCCCGCCCTGCGGCGTTCAACCCCCCGGCCGGGTTCTTCCCCTCGTTACGCTGCCATGCTGGTGTGCGAGCCATCACTTCCCCCACTTGTACTTGGTGCGGGGCATCATTGCGCCGCCCTTCGCGAAGTCCGGCACCGCGCCGCCCTTGGCGTATTTATCGGTGTAGTACCGACCATCCTTCATGTTGAGCCCGTAGCCCAGCTTTCGGTCCTCGTCGACACCCTTGTCGAACGTCGGGTGGTTCTTACCCTTGAGCAGCATGCCCGTCTGGGGCACCCGGCTCGGCCAGTGTGGCAGTCCGTCGTCGGGGTCGATAGAAGGCTTGAGGCCGTAGAGTTTGGCGGTCTTGTGGTCGTACCCGCCACCCTTAGGATCAAACGGTTTATCATCAGTGATCTCGGCCACGATAACCCCCTCAGGTAACTAGCGCACGTTGTAGTATTGCACGCCCTCGCGGATGTGCGCGTCGCGGGTCGACGTACGGAACCCGAACTCGTTGTTGCTATCCTTCGTCTCGCGGATCCGGCGCTGCTGGTTGTCAGTCAGCTCCTTCATCTCGAGGCGCGCACCCTTGGGCTGGCCCGCGTTCCACTCGCGGATCTTAACCCACATAGCGCTCTTCTCTGCCGGTGTAGCCTGCACCCACTTGGTGATCAGCTTCGTGCGTTCCTCGCGTTCCTGTCGCTGCTGGTTCATGAGCGAGCCGCGCATCTCGCCGGTCTCGGCTTCGCGACCCGGGGTAAAGCCCAGCACCTTGATGGCTGCCTCGCCCGGCGAGTAGGGCGACAGCGTCTCACGCCCGGACGGCGTCTGCTTGCCCTTCTCGTATTTCTGGTAGGCCTGCATGCTGTCGGCCCATACCTTCAGGGGTACGAGCTTCTCCATGGCCAGCGCCACGTCCCCTTCCCACAGCGCCTTCACACCGGCCGGGTACTCGGTCAGCATGCTGATCGGCGCGCCGGCAAACGCCTTGGCGGCGTAAGCCAGCAGATCTTCGGGCTTGCGCGACTTCGGCTCGCCCATCGGGAAGATCATGCTCTCCAGACCGAAGCGGCTCGAGAGGTCCACCCCGAGGTACCGCGGCAAGCCCCGGGTGACGATCTGCCCACCGGCCACACCCAGCGACGACGCCGCCAGCTCACGTGTCCAGCGCTCGAAGTCGTCGTAACCAGAGTTGGTCATCCCCAGCAGGTTGGCCGTGATGAAGCCCACCTTGATCGCTTCGATCGGCAGTCCCAGCGTGCCGGCCAGCGTCGCGTGCGTGGCCATGATGCCAGCGAACGCCTTCATCGCCGCTCGCCTTTCCTCAGCGTCGCCCCTGAACGCAGCGGCGGCTGTCTTCCCGAGCAGGAAGTAGGTCTTCTGCGCGTACTTCTTGAACTGCAGTGCCAGTCGACCGAGGCCATGGTTGAAGATCGGCGCGGCGTTCCAGCTCGAGTAGTCGCCCATCGCGTCGTGCGTGATCTCCTGAGCGTAGGCCTTTGCCCGAGCGTGGTCCTTGGTTTTGGCATACTCAAGGCGGTAGGCCGCGACCGCAGTGACCGTGCGGTTGATGCTCTCGATCGCCGTGCCCACCTGCCGGGCCATCAGGTCAGCTCGATCCAGCGCCCGGCCCACCAGCGGCGAGTTGGGCGTCGACATGCGCCCCAGCTCCATGCCGGCGTCGCGGGACAGCAGGCCGACGTCGTAGAGGTGCTCCAGCATATCCGCGATGTGCTTGCCGTCGGGCAGCTTGCGCAGGCGGTCTTGGAACCTCGTCAGGTAATTGGTGAGGCCCTGATCGGTCTTGAACGCCTTGACCGTGTCGCTCAGGCCGGCACCTGCGGCGCTCATCGCCCCGATGTCCCGGTACGCCTGATTGAGCGCAGCCATCGTGCGGCCCACCTTGAAGCGCCCTGCCAGCAGGGGCATCGAGATGGTCCACGGCTCGGCCGCGTTGATCATGTGGAACGCCGGGCTGGCCAGCTTGTCGAGGAACGACAGCTGCAAGAGGCGGCTGCCCGCCTGATGCCACATGCCCGTCGGCTCCGGGTCGCCCTGCCGGTAGACGCGCTCCTTGAGCTCCTTGAGGATTTGCCCGCGGGGGTAAGTGCGCTCGGTCGCCTCGTAGCCGTAGTCGTTGTTGTAGTCCGTCATCGCCTTAAGGGTGGCGTCGATCTGGGGCTGGAAGCGAGCCCTAGAGAGATAGCCGGCACTCGAGGAGGCGTACTTGCCGGTGGTGCTGGTGATGTCCGTGCTGGCACCGGCGACGAACGTACGCGGCAGGCGGCGGCTCTGCGCCCGGGTGGATCCCATCGCAGCCAGTGACGCATTGCGGAGATGGTCGACCAGCTGCCGCTTGGCACCGGCGTCCAGCTCCTGAAACCCCTTGCGCTGCTGCAGAGAGTTGAGCGCTTGGTTGAACGCCTCACTCATGAACGACGAGTTGGCGCCGTGCGGTTCCCAGCGTCGGGGAGCGACGCCGTCCATGACCACGTCGTTGCGTGCCGACATTTCGGCATGGTGTTGGCGGGCGTGCACTTCGCGCTCGAAGAACGCGAGGTACTTGTCCTGCACCGTGACGCGGAACTTCTCGTCGGCGACACCCCACGCAGCGTCGGACGCCGTCAGCTTGTACTTCTCCGTGCCATCGGCAGTCGTGATCTCGACGAAGCGCTCGCCGGTGGCCGGGTCGGTGAAGACGCGCTGGGTCTTGAGCACCTTGAGCGTCTGGTTCTCAGCGAACGACTTGGCCTCAGCCTTGGTCTTGAACTCGAAGATGTTGCTGTTGTCGTCGGGCTTGCCTGCCGCGTCGACACGGGTCGCGTTACCCGGCGAGGTAATGGTGAAGCGGCCGGACACGACGTGGTCGCCTTCGCGCATCAGCGGCACGTAGGGGCCTTTGATCTTCGACATGGCCCGAGCGTCGCGGATCGCCTTGAACACGGCGTCCTTCTCGAGGATCGCCTTCTCAGCTGGGTCGAGCTTGTTCTCGAAGATCTTCATCGCCAACGCGTCGTCCGGCACGCCGTCGTTGATCACGCGGACGATGTTCTTGATCAGGTCCTTCGAGATGTCGTTCTGCCGCTCCCTGAAATAGTCGTGCATCCGCTTGCGCATGGCGCGCAGGTCGGGCGGCAGCTCGTTGAGGCGGCGCTGCAGGTCAGCGTGCTGGGCGCGCCCCTGCCACAGGGCGACGCTCTCACCCTTGGGCACGGGGGCGTCGGCAAACACGCCGGCCATCGTCTCGTCGAGCAGGAAACGCGAGAAGTCGTTCCACGCCTCCGGCGACGTCTTGCGTTGCAGGGCAGCCATATCCCCCACGAGCTGGCGATCGCCGCTGTTGAGGATGCGCTCCTTTTCAGTGGCTGCTTTACCCAGCAGGTTGCTGAGGCGCGTGCCCAGATTGTCGGGGCCGAACAGCCTGTTGGCGCTCTCGCCGATCTGGATGACCGTGCCCAACTTGAGCCCCAGACCCCGCAGCTTGGTGCGCAGCGTGCGCGGCGCCTCACGCGTGAAGTCGACGACCTCCGCCTTCATGCGGTCGGTGCGCTCGGAGTACGCGAGCATCCCGTCGGCGTCGCGGCCCTTCGCTGCCTTGGGCTCGTAGGCAAACATGTCGTCGCTCTTGCGCAGGATGGCGTCGAGCATCGTCATCGACTGCGCCTTCGGGAAGGGCAGCTTCAGGAAGTCGACGACCTTCTCCACCAACGCCTTCCAGACCGACGTGGCCTTCGGCTCGATGCCCCATGCACGTGCGACCGAGGCCGGCACCTCGATCTCCGAGAGCAGCTTCTGGAAGCTAGGGTTGGCCATTGCTTCGGCGACGAACTCGAGCGGGTCCTTGTCCCGCATGCCGTATTCACTGCCGACGCGCTCAGACAGGTTGGTATTGCGGGTCTTAAGTTTGACCCACGCCATCATGAGATTTACTTGGTTGAACAGCTTCGGGTCGTTGCGCAGAGCATGAGCTGTCGCCGCGTGCACAGCCTCATGCAGCGTTACTCGCAGGGGTCCACCGGCGACGGTGCCGTACATCTCGGGGAACAGGCGGATCGTGCCGCGCGTGCCGTTCGCCTGCAGGCCCCCGTAGTTGTAGCCGAAGATCCCCTCGACGTCCTTTTTGAGCACATCGAGCCCAGCCGCGACACGCATGGCGTTGTACTCGTCGAGGCTCATGACCTCGATGGGCGTGTCTCCGACGCGGTCGATGACCTTGCGGATGATGGCCACGGCCAGCCGGGGCAGCGGCTTGTCGCTGTTCTCGTACCTCTGCAGGTACGGCTCGAGCTCGTCGCGGACAGTCGTCTTCCGGCGTTGGGTCGGCGCCCGCTTCGAGCCAACCATGCGCTGGGAGTAGCTCTCGTCGCGCTGGTCAGCAAGATCGACGTCAGCGTCGTCGCGCGCGACCACAGCATCGAGCGCGTCGGTCTTGGTGTCGTCGGCTTCGTCGGCGCTTTTCTTTTTAGCCGTTGCCTTCTCACGGGCAGCGTCGTCGCTCTGCTCTCTAATGAGCGCGGCCAGCTCTTCAGCTTCCGTCAGTTTGCGGGCCGGCGCGACATCTAAGAGAGGCGTGCTGTCAGCATCGGTGTCGGTGTCGTCGGGGTCTTTCTCGTCGCCGAGTTTCTTTCTAGCTGTCTCAGCGTCGGCCTGCTCTCCCTCAGCTCGGGTCGCGTTCTCGTTTTTCGCGCGTGTGCTACCCGCGTTCGCGGCTTCGTTCGCAGCAATGCGCCGTGCAGCAGCAGCCTGCAAATCACCTGAACGGAGGGCGCGCTCGGCAGTGATGTAGTTCGTGAAAGCGTCAGCGATAGCAGCCTTCCGCTTGCTCTCAGTCTTTAGGTTTGCTGCGTCCTTGACAGCCTTCAGAAAGCGGACCGTCTCGATCAGGTGCGATGTGTAGGGCGTCGGATTGGTGTTAGCGCCGCGCGTCGTCCGCTGCGGGATCTCAACGCCTGCTTCTTTAGCGTCGGCCACAAGCTTCACCGCCGACTGCACCACCTCACGTTGGGCAGCTTCGTCGCCCTTGAGCGCGTTGCTTTCGACCGTACCCACACGGGTAATATCCTCGACCAACTTCGGGTGCCGGCCGGTGATGTACTCTCGGGCCTTATTCTCGTTGGGGGTAGTCTTGTTCTCCTTGCGGGCGACGACCTTCCTCTTCGCCTCAGCTGCATTTTTGCGCTCGGTCGCGAGTTCTTCCTGTCGTGCTTTGCGCTCCTGTTCCTGCTGCTTCGCCCAAGTGTTCTCAACACGGAACACACGGGGCTTACCCGCTTCCGCAGAGACAAGTTTAGCAGGAGCAGCTTTATCGGCCACGAGCCTGTCTTGCGCGACGGGCGCGTCAGCCTCTTCAGCTTTACCCGCAGGGGCAAGCGGCTCGGGGTAAGTGAGTTCGACCTTCTTCTCGCCGACGACTTCGAACCGCGGGGGTATTACCTCGTCCCCTACAGCCATAACCCGCAGGACTTTGTCCGCGCCACGAGAGGCACGGGGACCACCCTCTGGGTACTGCCATACAGCTTCGCCGTTGGCGTTGTCCCCAAGGTAAGTCGAGCCCTTGGGCATCCCTCTCGGGACTTCGGGGGCCTCCTTCGGTGCCGGCTTTTCGGGAGCTGGCGCCGGCGCTTCTGTGGGGCGCGGCGACGGGGGCGGCTCAGCGGCCTTCTGCGGCATCTCCCTGACAGCGGCCTGCACCTCTGCAGCGCGCAGCGGAGCGCCTTCGGCCGGGGGGAGGGGGATCTCCGGCTCGGCGGTCACGCGGGGCGGCGCAACCACTTCCTCCTCGAGCGGCACAGCGGTGCGCTCAGCCGGTGCCTTGCGACGGCCGGGGGCAAGCATCGTGTCCGTCGGGGGCGGCGGCACGAGCTGCTCGGTGCGCGGGTTGGGCACCCTTGGGCCAGCTGCAGGGGGAGGCGGCACGACACCGCGCGGCATCGGGGGGATGCCCGGCTCGGAGCCCGGCGGCTTGGTGATGTCGGTTGGGGGCACGACAGGCGGCGCGCCCGCTGCTGGCGGAGTAGCTTCGGCAGCCTGTCGTGCACGCTCAGCCTCGATCTGCTGGGCCAACGTGCCCGTCGCGACGCCGGCGGCCGGCGGCGTTACCTCGGGAGGTGACGGCGTGCGTGTGCTGTCTGGCTCGTTGTCGGTGACGAGGGCAGCGGTCTGCGCCGGGTCCGGTGCGCCCGGCGGGACTTCGGTGCCATTGAGGCGATCGCGAGCGCGGTCGCGGCGAGCGCCCATCGAGCCAGCGGCGCCGAACGCGCCACCCAGCCCCGCACCCTCGAAGCCAGCGTTGAGGGCTGCAAGGGCGAGCTTATCCGGGTCGTAATTCTCACTGAAGCCGCCGCGCACATCCGCCCGCTGACGGGCCCCCTCCATACCGACGCCCGACGCAGCCCCACCGGACACGCCATCAAGGACACCCACGCCGGCGCCCTTGAGTATGCTCTTGGCGGCCTGCCCTTTAAGCGCATGCGCCAGCGCGCCGCCGCCAATCGCGTTGCCGCCGCCAGCCATCAGGAGCGACACAAAATCGTTCTGCCCAGCGATGAACTTCTCACGGGCCTCAGGCTCGTCGTACTCAGCGCGGAGATCCCGATAGATGGGGGACTTCTCCTGCATGAGGTCGTCGGGCATCGCGTCGATACGTTTACGGGTCTCGTTGAGTTGCTGAGCCACACCCTGCGTGCCGAAGAACGCGGCGCCTGCACCAACACCGGCCCAACCTTGCGGGAGGAAGAAGGCGCTCACTAGCGCCGGGGCCATGCGCGCCACCTTCATCGTGGTGGCACGAAAAGGCGCCTCCATAAACGCCTGCTGGCCTTCCTCGGCTGGGATCAGGGCGCTCTCGCCGGCGCGGCGGTTCTTGGCAGCAAGGCTGTCGTCGATCGCCTCAACAGCCGCGTTCCCCAGTGCCTGTGCCGCGCGCATGGCTTCGGTTGGCTGCGTGTCGCGCGGCGTCCCGTCCATGTTCGTCGGGTTGCGTAGATCGGCGAGGCCGCCCGCGGCTTGGGCGCCTAGGTCAACGACACCCGCCCCAAACGTCTTTCCAAGGTCGAGCAGCAGCGACCCACCATCTTCAACCGGCGGAGCCGGAGGAGCGTTGCCTAGGATACGAGGCGCGACGGCCATGGATTACCTGCGAAGGTTACTCGGTAGGAATAGCGCTGGTCGGCGAACCGGAGACACTGCGCCGGGCGCGCTGCGCGGCATCGAGCGGTGTCTCTCCCCCACGGCGCTGCATGGTGTCCCCGAACCGCTTCGTTGCCTTCGAGAGCTTGCTCGGCTCAGGATTGGCGGCGGCCTCTCGGCGCTTCACAGCCGCGGTGACCTGATCACGAGCCAGCTTGGTGAGATCTTTGTACGCTTCTGGCCGCAGGTGGACGGGGCCGTAATCCTCGACCTGCACGACGACGTTCCCCAGAATGTCTCGACCCACGGGTTTGTAGAACCGCTTCGATGCGTCTGCGTCGTCCCAACGGGTCATCTGCTCGATGATGCCAATAGCGCGATTGGCGTCCGGCAATGGGTTGCTGGTCATGACCTCGAGCGCCAGATGCTTCAGTTTGCCAGCATCGACCGTGCTGAACACTGTACCGTCGAGCGTCTTCTTATTGGTCGCAGCAGTCTCTGTGACGTTTTCGATCGCTTTGGTGATGCTCTCAACCAATGCGGCACGCTCCGGCGGGCGCGGCTTGTAGTCGTACGCCTCCTTGGCCTTGGCCTTCAGCTCGGTCAGCGACGCAGTGTGTTCGTCCTTCACCCGGCGCTGCTCGGCAGTCGTATGCGCCTTGTTGTCCGCCTCCCACTTCTTGACTTCAGCGTTGTAGGCGGCGATGCGCGAGCGCACGAGCGGCGCTACCGCAGCGCGGTCCTTGGGTGGCAGCTTGGCCACCATGGCTTCGATCTCAGCGTACGGGTTGGGGCCGGGCTTCTCCCGGTCGAACGGGCGCGGCTCGTTGCCCTTGGGGGTCAAGCGATAGCGCGCACCATCGCGCACGACTTCGACGTCGGGGACTTCATCGGGATCGGCCGGGGCAGGCTTGGCGGTCGCAGGAGCAGCTGCTGGAGCAGGAGCAGCCGTCGACGGGGCAACGTCCGCGCTACGCCCGACGCGCGGCTTCAGACGCAGCATGCTCTCCGGCTTCGAGCCGGCGTCGGGTAGCGGGGGCGGCGACGCATCGCCTTCTCCGTCAGCATTGGCGGGGCGAGCGCCCCCTAGCGGAAGTGGCGCACCATCGCTGGTGCCTTGGCTGGCACCGGGCGCGCCGTCGTCATCGGCTTCGTCAGCCCCGTCGTTGGCGCTCGTCGCCCCAGACTGGCGGCCAGCTGCAGGGGGCGGGCTCGCCGCCGGCGCCTGACCACGGCCAGCGTCGATCTTGCCGACAGCGTCAATGATCTGCTGCGCTGCGGGGGACGGACCAGCTGCGCCGCCGCCACCCCGACCAGCGCCGACGTTAGCCGCACGCTTACGAGCGAGCTCAGCCCGAGCGCGATCCAGATCCTCCTGCGCCTCGGTGCGCGGCGAACGGCCCTTCATGGTGGCCGCCGCGCGGCTCATGAGCTGGTCCCAGTACAGGCTGCGGTCTGACAGGCCGAGGGCGACGTTGAAGATCGTCTGCGGCGTGATGGGGATACGCTGCACGACTTGGCCGGTGCGCGCGTCCGTGATGTCTACTTCCTTGCCGTTGACAGAAGCGCGCTGGCCATTGGGGATCTGGTTGAAGCCGTTCACGGAGGTCTGCACCGCGCCGCGCTGGTCGTTGGCCTTGAGCTGGTTGAGCGCCGCGTCGCCGTACTTCGCGGCCATGCCGGCGCTGTACTGCATGAGCTCGAACACCGCCTTGTTGGCCTTGTCCGTCTCACCCCGGCGCGAGTAGAAGCGATACACGGCCTCGAGCCGACGGATGCCCCAGATGGCTTCATCGTTGGGCACGCCGGGGATCATGTTGACGCGCTGGTCGATCGCTCGAACCATGTCGGGGGTCGCCGCGCCGGTGCCCTTCCTGAAGAACGCTTCGCGGCCGCCCGCGGTAGCGCGGTCGGTGCCGGGGAGCGCTGCACCCGAGTTGTCCAAGTTGAAGATCTTCGTGGCGAACTTGAGGCCGCCGTCGAGCGCCGTCGTGTAGTCCGCGTTGGCGTTGGGGCTGGTGCCCTCGCCGGCGGCGCCCGTCATCTGGTAATCGACCGGGCCAGCCGCGCCGGCCTTCGGGGCGTCACCTTCGGGGGTAACAGCGGCGGGAGTGGCCGGCAGTGCCTCCGTCGGGCCGTCGAGCTCCGGGTCGTAGGCCTCGACGCGGGTCTGGTCGTTGAGCGCCTTGCGCTTGGCCGGCGGGGCAGCAGCGCGGCCTCCCGTGCCGGTTCCTGTGCCGGTTCCTGTGCCGGTCCCGCCGCCCGCGCTGGCCGCAGGGGGGCGCGTCGGGATGGCCTGTGACTTGCCCGGGGGGATGGCGTCCTTGCGCGGCGCCTGCCGGTTCGGCATGACGTCGTTGGACGCGCCGACCCGCGCGTACGGGGCGCTGAACACAGGATCGCCGCGCCCGGTCGCGCCGCCCGGAACATCCTCGCCGGCGTTCATCGGCGGCTGGGGCACCGGTGGCTCGTTCCAGCTCTCGTCGCTGCGCGGCCCCAGCGGGGTCTGGCCTTCGACCACCTGCTGGCCGTCTTCGTTGAACTCGCGATACGGCAGGTCGGGCGTCTCGTCGGCGTAGTTGATGGCCGTCTGGCGCGCCCGGATATAGCCCGGGGTGTCCATGACGACGCCGCCTTCGCGGTAGAGCTGCGTGGGCTGGTCTTCATAGTCGGCCGGGAACGACGTCGCCGGGCTCGCCGGCGGCTTCACGCCGTAGTCCTTGTAGTATTGGTCCTGCGCGTTCTGCATCTCCGGCGACTTGTTGGGGTCGGCAGCGTCACGCGCCTTGCGTCGCTCGCGCCGTTCGCCCATAGCACCAACCGTGTTCATGGTGCTCAAGGTCGAGCCGAAGGCGCTGGAGAATTCTTTAAGCTCGCGGCCAAGAGACATGGTGACCTCTATACGGGTAGGGCGGCGCGCATCTCGGGCTTGGCAGTAGCTCCCTGCTTCGCCTGACGGGCCTTCTCGATCAGCTTCTGGAGTTTCTCTTCACCGTACCAGCGCGTCACGTCTTCCGGGAAGATGAACTCCCCGACGTCGATGGCGGCCTTCGGACCAGCCTGCCCGTTCTGGCTGAACGTCTGTGCCGGCACATCGTCGATGGCGCGGCCGCGCGAGGGAGACATTTCCGGCGGGACGACGCCGCCGTCCATGTTCTCGTACTCGCCTGCTTCGTCGCTCAGGTCTTCCGGATACTCGTCGAGGTAGCTGGAGACGGCACCACCCTCAGCGTAGCGGTTACCCCTGCGGGTATCGTCCGTCGGCAGGGCGCGATCGTAGTTCACCCGCAGTAGGCCGTCACGCCCGCGGGCCACCGCCTCAGGCCGGCGCTTGGCCGTCTCCTGCGCCGACAGGCCGATCTGGGTTTTGGGGTCGCCCTTGAGGTTGTACTTGATGATCTCCTGGCCATCATACGTCTCGCCGATGGGCTCGATGTTGTCCTTCGCGTGCTCGTCGGACATCATGTAGAGGCCGCCAGCGATGCCAGCGAGCGACCCCAGCGTCGAGCCGATGCCCGACGACTGACTGCTGTTGGCGTTGTACTGCGCGATCTGATTTTGGTACTGGTTGTTGAGTGTGTTGCCCCATTGCCCGATCGCTTGGTTCTGCAGGCCGCCGAAAGCCGCCGGGTTGCCGAGAGCTGGCGCCGACGCTGAGTAAGTGCTGTTCTGGGCACCCACGCCCGCCGAGCCGCCTGTAGTGGAGGATCCGAACTGGCCGGCGATCTGGCCGGGGTAGCCCTTGCCGACGTTGATCGCCTCCGAACGCAGGGCACGGCCGCGGTCTTCGACCATCACGTCGCTCTGGTTGGCCGCCGCAGCCATGGCCGCCGCCTTCTGGGTCTTCACGCCAAGGTCGAGCGCCGCGTAGCGCGTAGCGGACGGGTCGATGCCGAAGCTTTCGAGCTGGCGCTTGGCCGCCTCGCCGGCAGTGTCGAACTGCTGGGAGACAGTGCCCATGCTGCGGCCGCGCTCGAGCTCCTTGCGCTCGTCCGTCGCGTACGACTTGGCGTCGTCGACAAGGTCGTTTTCCAGCGGCTGGTAATACTGCTCGTAGCGGGCGCGATCCTTGCGCGCCGTCTCCGAGTTAAACTGCATGTCGGATGCAAAGACATCCTTGACTTGGTCGGCAAACGCCTTGTTGTCGGCGTACTGCTCTTTCGCCCACGCCAGCTGCTCGCGCATGATCGCAGCGTATTCTTTCGCGCTTTCACGGGAGGCATTGGCGACGCCGCTATAGTCGGGCGGGGCAGGAGCCGAGGAACCACCACTCATATTGCACCTTTCGGCCTTAACCCAGCGGCGGCGTTCCGCGGGGCAGTTTAAGCCAACGACATTGGGGCCTCGTCATAGATACTACTACGAGGCCACCTCCTTCGACAACGTCTGTTATCGCCGTCTCTACGACGAAGCCGATTTTGAGGTCAAACGCGAGCACTTCGGGTCGGGTCGACGGCACGAAGCCGATGATCTTCTCAACGCCGAGCTGATTGAACGGATAGTCGAACGCCATCCAGAGAAGCCACTTGCTGCGCCAGCCGGGCTCGAAGCCCTGCACGTGCATCTCAATAGATCGCTTGCGGTAGTTCTGGAACAGCACGCCCCCCAGTAGGCGCCCGTCGTTACCTGAGCGGGTAATGCAGTGGTCGTGTCCGGGGATGAAAGGGTGGCCCAGATGCTCCAGTGCACGGCCGTGCTCCAAATTGTCAATGTGGATCAAAACTTGTTCCACTCACCTTTGTGCCAGACTGAGATCTTCCAAGCGTCCGTCGGCTTGATGGGGTACTGCACCCAGAGATCGCCGACGTTGGTGCCCACCGGAATGGGATCGCCGGCGTCGGGGTTGAGCACGAACACCGTCGCTGCGCCGCCACCCACCGGGCCGCGCGAGCCCATCAGGACTTCGAGGTTCTGCTTCATGGCAGACACAACGGCCTGCAGGTTCTCACCTGACTGGTACAGCTCGGGGATGGCCGTGAAGTTAGACACTCTGCAGGTCCTTCACCGTGGAGCCGATCTCGATCGACTTGATGTCGAAGTTGCCTTCGAACACGAATTGGTAGGTTGTCGCCTTAAACCCTGAAGGCAGCCGGAACACCTCCTTGTCGGGCGGTGTGCTCTTGGTCTGGACCAGCACGCCGTCGGCGTAAGTCTTCATCGTACCTGTCGGGGTCGCGCCTCCGAGCGGCGCCTCCCAGATGAACTTGACGGCGCTGAGGTTCTGGGGCTTCGGCATCGTGAAGATCTTGGACGTCCAACGATAGTCGCCCATGACGTCGTACGTGACGTCGAGGAGCTTCACTTTCCCCTCGCGGATGAGAAGCACCTCGCCGGTCCATGGGTCCTGCAGGACGTTGTACGTGGGCTCCGGGTACTCAAGTTTGCTCAGAGCAACTCGCTCATCCTGCGTATCGAGGAATATACCGTCGCGCGTGCCTGTGTAGTCTTCCTGCTGGAAGGCGTCGGTCTGGAAAGCGTCGACTTGGAACACGCCCTCGATAACCCCTGAGAAGGCATAGTATGCTTCGTCGATCAACGCCGCGCGCAGCTGCGTCAGGTTGGTCAGCTCGGCCCAATGATCCTTGGGGATCATAGCGAGCGTGACGTTCCGGGCGGCGCCGGGTACCGCGAAGATCAACCCGTTCGGGGAGGCGTAGTACACACCCCGCGGCGTCGCCACGATCGACCCCCGAGACACGCATGGCTCGGCAGCCGCGATGCGCCGGAGAGACACCGTGGTAGGGCTCGAGCCCGTTGCGAAGAACGGGTACGCCTCGGTCCCCACAACGATGGACTGATCGAACGCGCCGGCGCCAACGACGTTGTAGTCGACGAGCTGCACGTACTCGACAGGCCAAGCATGCGGCCGGTACGGCTCGCTGAACCATACTTCGTTCAGCCGCCAGCCGACGAGCATGCCGTTGGCCATCGCGACCATACCCTCCAGATCGCTGGGGGGCGCTGTCCACGACGTGCTCTGCAGGGAGCCTTGGCCGATGATGGTGTCGTCCGACAGAGTGTCGCTGTACGTCGTGTCGGCGATGACTTGGTCAGTGACCAAGTAGTACACCGCGACGCCCTGCGCTGACGTGATCGTCCGGTAGATGCGGACGTCTTCCAACACACGACCAGTCGTGTCGCCGACAGAGGGTGCAGTCAAGGTGACTGCCCACGTGTCGTCGACCTTACCTGTGACGACGAGCGGCGGGCTCGGCGGCCCCTCTTCGCCGTAGGCGCTCACCCACGTGTAGACATAGGAGCGGGTCACAGTCGTGGTCGACACGCCGCCGGCCGGCACCACAGCGGGCGCTACCGTGGGCGCCGGGATACCCAGAACGAGATTGGGGTCCCCCGCTTCGATACGCTCGAACGTCGTGTAGCCGGGGGGCTCGCTCATATTCGCCCAATAATACGCCGGCTCCTCGCTGCCGCGCACAGGCGACTTCACGACAGTCGTCGTGATGTCTTCGAACTCGAGCCAGTAGCTGTCTTCGATATGCAGAACGTCCGGCGCACCCTTGGGGACGCGGAACACATAGCGCGCCGCAGGGTTCACCAGTGTGTGTATGTCCCGCGGCACACGTATGCCTTCGAGAGCCCCGGACCGGGTCCAGACGTTAGCGGCATCAGACGCGTTGTTATCCGGCAGGAGACGATCGTCTCGCGCCGGGACCATACCACCAAACGCTTGGATCTTGATCCGGGGCATCCCTTACCTCGTGTTGTAATCCATGTCACCCGGCTGGGGCGGCGCGGCGGCGGTGAGACGATCGTTGCTCTGGTCGGCGAGCTTCTTGAGCACAGCACGATAGTCCGCGTTGCGCTTGGCCAGAGCCTCGGCGCCGGCTCTCAGCTCGGCACGGGTCTGCTCCGAGAGCTTGCTCATGTCGAGCGCCGGCTCTGGCTCAACGACCGGCTCGGGCACGTTGGAGCGCGGGTCCGGGGCCGGCTTGGGGATGATCGCTTCGCGCAGCGGCTGCGTGCCGCCGACTTGCTGACGGCCAGTCTCGAGTTCAGCCCGGGTGCGCTCCGAAAGGTTGTCCCAGTTCGGCGGGGGCGGCTCTTCCGGCTTGGTGTCGATGACAACCGGCGGGGAGGACTTAATCCCCTGTGTGGTCTCGTACACCTGAACGGGAGCCTGCGGGAACACCCCGGAGCGGGTGCCCGGCTGGTAGGGCTCAGGCGGCGGGGCGGTAGGGGCCGGCATCACCAGAGGCTCGGGCTCGGGGAATTCGGCCAGCACGTCAGCCGTGGCTGCTTTGAACGCCGGTGCGCCGGTGCCTTCAGCCGACGGCGCGAAGATAGCTCCGACGAGTTCGTCGAACTTCGCCTCGTCGGTCGTTACCTCCGCGGGTACCGGGTCTTCGACCGGCTTGGACTTCAGGGCTCGCTTCGCCATCAAATTCTCCTAACCGCGGGCAATTTTCTCGAGCGCGTTTGTTTTCTGCGCGGAACCGGCAGAGCTGCCGACCCAGTATCCTACCACCGCGGTGAAAGAAGTGCCAAGGCTACCCAGCATGATGTTGGCGAGCGTCTGGGAGCTTTCGGGGATTTCTTGGCGGATCACGAGGTAAAGCATCGCGAAGAAGCCGAACGTGATCAGCGTGCTGATAATCGGCGCGCCCCACGCGATCGCTGAGCCAGCCTCAGCAAGCTTTACCGTCTGGCTACGGGCGCTTTGTACATCTGCGAGCTGCGCCTGCAGGGTGTCGAACTCCTGCCGGCGGGCGTCAGCCTCAGCCTGAATGACTGCCATCTTGAACTGCAGGGCGAGGTTGGGGTCGGCAGCGATAGCCCGCTCGATGCCAGCGGCGTCGGAGGTTCCCAGAAGATCTTGGGCGATGCCTGTGATCTTCGTCACCGCGGCACCAGTCTTATCGCCCATGATCCAGCTGGCGACGGTCGGCGCGAGGCCGAGCAACAGAGGAAGAAACGGCATCAGGCGGGCCCCCCGCGTGCGTATCGAAGATCGCTCAAGAACCCATGATGGTAGCCCGCGATCAGGTCGGCTTTGTCAGTCCCGTTGATGATACGGCGTGCGCCAATCGGGTCATCCACCGTGTCGTTGAAATACATTTCGAGACACTTGCCGGTGAAGTCTCCCACGCTGCTGTCTGCCTTCATCATGCCTTCGAACATGATGGCGGCAGCGATGCGCGGGTCCATGGCGAGGTCAAGGTTACCCAGCAGATCGACACCGAGCAGTCGGCCCATCTTATTGTAATTCTCTTCCCATGTTAGCTGCACGTAGCCGCGTCCGTACCAAGGGTAATAGCGCAGGTTCCGTTGCCGCCAGCCCTCAGACAGCCAGTACGCCTCTCTCACCGGCTGCATCGTCATGTTGGTCTCGTGGTAGGTCGTGGCCAGCATGTACGCCAGCCAGCGCAGGTCCGTCAGCTTGCGCACCTCCCACTCATCGAGGATGGCGTCGATGCCTTTGACTTGATCCTGCGTGAGCGTGCCGCCGAACAGGTCCGGTCGGATGCCGTCGAAGAATGCTTTTCTGTTGGTTGCCATCAGCGCACCTTCTCAGCTTTCTTTTCCAACTTCGTGTCGAGGTCGCGGAAGCCTTCGCGCACGATGGCTTTAATTTCTCGGATGTCTTCATAGAAACGAAGCTGACTTGTCTCTGCCGCTGCGCGTTGTTCTGTAATGCGGATCAATAAGCGGTTCTCAACGCCGTTGTCGGCGGAAGCGCGCACCGCTTGCTCGTCACGATGCGACCGCTCTAGGTTGCCCACCCTGCCGTCGAGCGCGACATAGCCCGCCGTACCAACCACCAGAAAAGTAAGAGCGGTCAGGATGTGACCGAGGTTGATGGTCGGGTCAAACATGAACTGTTTTGTAGCGGTTATCATGGGTCAATCCCCAGAAGCTGGCGAAGCTCTGCGACGGATAGCCCAGATGCGGCCAGCTTCTCTTCAGCCGACGGTTCGACAGCCACGACAGGCGGCGATGGGTCAACGGGAACGCCGTCGTTCCACGTCCAGCCGGGGGACGCGGCACCATCGAACTGGTGGGCCGACGCCCCTTCGGGGGGCGACCACTCAGACTGGCCGTCCCACTCGATGATGTTCACAACGAGATTATCTTTGACCACTGCGTAGCGCATGTGTGCCTCCTAATCCGAATAGCCGATGATGGTGACCTGACCTCCACCGCCCGCCCCCCCGGCACCAGACGCCGTACCGTTGAGTGATGCGCCACCACCACCACCACCAGAGCCGCGCCCACCAGCACCGCCCGCAGCGCGAGGGCCGCCGCCGCCGCCGCCGAAGCCTGCAATGTAGTCCAACGCAGAGTTCGATCCTGCTGTACCTGCCACGTCTGCGGCGGCGGGGCCGACGGGAGCCGACAAAGCGGGATCGGCAAACCCTGCGTAGTTGGCTTGGATGCCAAGGAGGTCTGCGTTGCCGGTCGAGATGGAGCCACCGGAGCCGCCTGCACCGCCGCCAAGTTCGTGGCCGCTGTTGTCGTTGGCGTTGGTGACGAGGATCGAGGCCGTGACGCTGGTGGCAGCGGGGAATGAACGCCCAGACGCCTGTGTCGCCGCCCCCAACGCGGTGTAAGGGTTCAGCGCCGCCGTGCCGCCGCCAACGCCCTTATTGCCGCCGAGTGCTTGCAAATACGTCCCGAACGTCGTGTTGCCACCGGCAGTACCGTCATTGCCGCTAGTGTCGTCTACACCGACCGCAGCGCCGCCCGTGCCACCCGCGCCAATCGTGACGGTGACGGGGAACGTGATAGCCGCCGCTGGTAGCGACAGGCGCGTTGGGACCGTGCCGCCGCCTGCCAAACCACCAGAGCGTGCCGATGCCGCCGCACCACGTCGGCCAGAGCCACCCCCGCCGCCGCCGCTCCAACAGAAGATTTCATACCGCGTCGCGTTGGCGAAGCCGCCAAACGTGCCGCTTGCCGTCATCTTGAATGTGACGGGGAACTGGAACTGGTTCTGTGAAAACGCGCCAGAGAGGTTGTTCCTTCCGTTACAGTTGATGATGACGCAGTTTCTGAGGCCGTGAGTGATGCCCTCGAAACCGTATTTCTGGAAGCCGGTGCCGGTTCCGCCCGCCAGCGGCGAGCCGCTGATCGTGCAGTTGCTTGTGGCCTCCGCCAACGTATAGCTGTTGCCCACCGTGCCGGGGTAGTGGAAGACAGTGACGACAGCGTCACTGACAAGAGCGCCGATAACCGAGAGCACATTCTGGCTATTTCCGTTGATGAAATCAGCCAACGCCTGCGCGGTCAAAGCCGCCGTGCCCGGAATGGTGATTTCGTTTGGCAGGGCGGCGGTCGTTCGCCACGTCACAACCGTCCCGTTGAACGTGATTGTGTCGCCGGTAGTGGGGACACCAGTGAACGTGATTGTCCGACGCGCCGGTCGCCAAGAATCCTGCGTACCCGACGTGACGTTCTCCAGAGTCACGTTCGAGCAGGCAGGGTCCTGATAGTAGCCAGACCACACGCCCGCCTGATCGTTGTTCGATGAGTTGTAGATCAGGGTATCCTTGACCGTCACCGACGTAGCGTTAATAGCCTCGTTACGGAAGCCGTTGGTGTTCTCATGGAACTGCCCACCGATCCACGAAAACACACCTTGAAAGTTACGCTCAAGGTGGACGCCGTGCCCTTCGCTGTAGAAAGTTCCCAACGATGTCATCACGCCGGGGACTGTGCATGCCCCCGGATTACTGTTGAGACAGTAGACGATAGTGCTGGCCGTCGTTCCCGTGTTCGACTTGAACGTGCCGTCGTAACCAGACGGGGTGTTTCCAGCGGTGGTGAAGGTCTTGGTCCGAAGAAAGTCGTGTGCGTAGGTCGTAGTCGCCGTCACGACGGTGATGGTGCCAAAGGAGCCGGACGCCGCCCCCGGATTGTTCGTCAGGTTGGCCGTGAGCGTCGAGCCCGTCGTTCCCGTCGTGGCGGTGTACGTGCCATTGTAGGCGGCGTTGGTCGCACCGTAGATGATGAAGGTGTCACCAGACGCAAATCCATGCGGCGACGTGCAGGTGAATGTCACGGTGCCGGACAGCCAGCTTGCTGCCGTCATCACGTTGTCCGCACGCGTCTGCGCGGTCAGCGTGTTGGGCGTCAGGCCGGGATCGGTAGCAGTCGAGGCTTTCACAGCCGTCGCGGTCGTCCCACTGACAGCAAGCTGCGTCCCCCGGTAGCCCGAGGGGTTTGCACCTTCGACAAAAAAGTAGTCGCCGATACGCACACCCGCGTCTGTCGCAAGTGCGAACGTGGAGACGCCGCCAGACCACGACTGGGCCGTCTGCGTGCAGGCAGTACCCGCGTCGTCGCTCTTGCAGTTTATCATCGCAACATCAGCGCCCGCACTGAACCTGAAGCTGGTGTTTGTACCGCCGCGACGGGTGAAGTTCTCCCAACGGATCGAGCGCGGCGTCTGGGCGTAGTTGTAGACACCCGTCGCGGCGGGTCCGAATGTGCCCAGCGTCGTGGACGCGCCGGGATTAAGTTTCATCGTGGCCTTGAGCGTCCGATCCGTTGTGCCTGCGATGGCGACAAAAGTTCCATTGTAGCCGCCGACATTACCGAGAGTGACAGAGGCTCCGACTCCAGTCGTCTTCGCGGCGGTGAGCGAACTACCTGCTGCCGTGATCGCCGTGTAGGTTCCATTGTAGCCGCTGGGGCTGCTGTTCTCGACCGTGAACATGTCTCCCGGCGACAGTCCGTGGGCAGAGGTCGTCGTGTAACTCAAAACGCCCGCAAACCAGCTTTGTGCCGTCAGGACCATACCTGCCGCCACCGTCCCCGCGCTGCTGGTGATGACAAACTCGTTGCCCACCTGAACGCCGTGAGGCTCCTCCGTCGTGTATGTGACGACATTGGACAACCACGACTGCGTCAGGATCGGAACATTTCCCCAGACATGCAGTGCGTGCTTTGCGCCGTACAGGAGGCCGCCACCGTGTTCGTACCCGATCAGGCCGCCGGAGCCGACATTCGGCCCGACGGAGTACATGATGCAGTTGTCGGCGTCGCTGTCCGTGATCGACGTGTAGATGCGGTCGTCGCGCAGCAGGCCTATCTCAGAGTTGCTGTCGGATGAGTAGAACCGCTTGCCGAACGATAGAAGGTTCAGGGGCTCAAAGTTGCGGGTAATGATCTCGCGGATCACACCCTTCGTGCCTTGCATACCGATGCCGAAGTCTTCCGGCTTGAAGGTATCCCAGTAGTGTCGATACGAGTTGGCAGTTACTTCAACACAAAGAGTATCCACGGAAGTTTCAGTGGAGCACTTGATCCACCAGTCGCCATTGAAACGATGGTCGTCGCCACCAACACGAATTGCTGGGGTTGCGGAAGAAACAATAATTGGCTCGTAGCACGGCAGGGAGATGATCTTCTTGCCATTCAATCCGGAAAGATCACAGGTCTCCGTCCACGTGTTCGTGAACGGCTCAGTAATCCACACGACGGCGTTTGCGCTGACAAGGGCTTGGAATTGCGCCGCCGTGGACGACGAGGGGGCGACAACGAAGTCGTCGTTGACCAGAGAGAAAGTGCCCGAAGTAGACAGATCGCCGTAGTCAGCGATGTTCATGTCGAGCATGGTGTTCGCCGCCACATACACGGTGCCCGTGAAGGCGTCGTCTCCATCATCAGCAGCCAGCAAGACTGCGTAGTCCATCGTGGCGGAAGTGTTCAGTTGAAGGTCGGGATTGACCGTGTTCTCAGAGAAATAAACATCAGCCGCTCCCGTCTCACACCGCAAGCCGACACCCGGTGTGCCTCCTCCACGTGTGCCGATGTCGGAGAAGATCGACCCCTTGACGGCGAGGCTGTAGGCATTCCGCAGGCGGATGCCGGTGGCGCGACAGGAGTGAAACTCACACCCGGTAATCTGCGGAGAGGCAAGATTGGAGTCGATGTAGACACCATCCGCGTTGTCCGCACCGGGGGCACTGAAGGACGAACTGAACGCCTTGAACGAGCGTCCGTTGGCTTCGATAGATACGCCCGCTATGCCACAGTTGCCGGTCGTGATGCCCCGCAACTTCAGGAATCCCGTGCCTCGATAGTTGTCTCCATCTTGGTCGCCAAGCCCCAGCGTGTCTGCGATGCGGATGGCGTAGTTGCATGAACCCGTCTCCGAGTTCTCGATGATGGTGGCACCGTTGTCGGTGTCGAGCAGGATTGCCGTTCCGTTGTAGCGCCCGTAGATTTCGCCGTAGACGATGAGATTACCCAGCGTCGAGGACGCGCCGGGGTCAACGGAGACGACCGCTGTTATGGTCGATCCGGCGGTGCCGGAAATTGCCGTGAAGGTGCCGCTGTAGCCGGTGGGGACACTTCCCGAAATGGTGAAGACATCGCCCGGAGCGAGGCCGTGGGCGGTGGTGGTGGTGTACGTTGCAACTTCATTCAACCACGTCTGAGATGTCAACGTGTTTGGCGTCAGGTTAGGATTCGTGACCAGCGCGGCAGAAACTTCGCGTTCACCAACTGCCGTCGCCGTAAAGGTGCCGTTGTACCCTGTGGGGATGGAGCCGCGAACCGTGAACTGATCGCCAACCTCCATGTTGGGTTCAAACTCCGTCGTGTATGTAACCGTACCGCTTGACCAGCTTTGGCCGAGGAGGTTCTGCAGCGACGCGGAAGACGAGCCGGAGTAGACTGCTACTTTCGGCCCGATGCGGGTTTCCGACGTGACTGCACCCCAACCACGCGCCGCCGACGAGGTGCCCAGAACCGTCGAAGCGCCGGGGTTGCTCGACAGGCACGCCACCAACGTAGCGCCAGTGCTTCCGGTGTTGGCAATCCACTGGCCGTTGTAGCCGTTGGGGCTTGATCCGTAGATGTTGAACTTGGCAGTGCGGCGCACACGAGTCGTATCGGTCGCAACAAAAGTCGCGACTGTCATCGTGCCGAGGACAGACGAAGCGCCGGGGTCCGCCACCAACTCAGCACGCAGGGTTGAGCCGGTCGTGCCCGACACGGCGCGGAAGGTGCCATTGTAACCGCTGGGGGTTGCCCCGTAGATGATGAAAGAGTCGTAGGGAGCGAATCCGTGCGCGTTTGTGGTCGTGAATGTCAGGACGCCGCCAGACCACGACTGGGCCGTGATGGGATTGTTCACGCAGCTTTGCGCCGTCAGCGCGTTGGCCGCGCCGTCCACGCCAGCAAGGTGAATGCCGATGCCGCCTTCACCCAACACACCAATCGATCCTGTGTGGTTGTTGTAGCGGCGACCACGCTTGTGCCAGAAGGGCTCCACACAATTATAGACACGATAGTTTGTGAACTCATATTCTCCGCCATCGGAGATGATGCCCACCAAGGCAAAATCTGCGGGAGTGCGGGTCGCCCACCCAAGGATACCGAAGTCCCGCATCTGGGCGACGGGGCCTGTGAATTGGAAAATGTGCGCCTGCGCCGAAGTCATGGGGCGGAACTCGGTCGCCTCATCGCCCTCGCCACGGATGATGTAGCTCGACGCCAACGTCGTCGCAGACTGCTTGTAGATACCGGCGGGGACAAACACCTCCGCCGCCTCTTGCCTGCCACTGTTCAGTGTTGCGACGTACGTGTCGATAGAAGCCCACGCAGGCTGGTTGTCGGTTGAGTTGTTGCCCACACCACCAAACCAACGCAGGTTCAAGGCTCCGGCATACAGCCGCTGCCACGCACCAGACGCACCCGTCGGATCGCTATCCGGCGCGACCCATACTCCCCCCTGCGGGTCAGCGGTGATGTACGCCGACTGATCTCCGGTGCGGAACGTAAAGAGGCCGCCGCCGTTATCTCCGACAGTGGTGCGGTCTTTTACTAGTACAGACCTTGCGATCGTCCCAAGTGCGCTCAGAGCTGCTTTGTTGGTAACCGCAAAAGGTAACGGAAGAGAGCCGAGGTTGATACTCATGTGTTACCTCTAGAGGTTACGCGGTCGTGCCGGCGTACACAGTAATGATGTTGCCAGCGGTACCCGTAATCGTAATCGTGCCCGTGGGGGCGTCTTGCCCACTGTAGCTGTGGAGAGAGATCCCAGCGTTGAGCGGAATGCCTTCATCAGCGGCGGCGTTGATCGACTGTCCTGCGATGTCGTAGCGCGCGAGATCGTTGGTGTCGCGGTTGTAAAGCATAATCGCTCGACGACTGGCGTCAGCTGCGAGCAACACTTGGTCGGTAGCGCCAGTAAGCGTGACGGCGCTGCGAGCCCACGTAAGCGCCGACGTATCATCGGTCGACACAGGCAACGTCGCGGGGCCAGACGTGACCCTGATCGAAACATCTGCCTCGAGTGTAATCGCCGTCGTACGCACACGGAACTTAGAGTAGCCGGCGACGTTGCCTTGCCACACACCGTTCGAAGTCGCTGAATTTACCTGCAGGCCCGAAGGGAGCGGCTGCATGTCCACAGAGAACCAGTCATCGCCATTGACCGTGCCCTCAAACAAGAGCGTCGCCGTCCACGTGCCCGTGATCTGCACAGCGAGCGTCGAAGCGTCAATCGGGAGCAGGATCTCGACGTAGAGATTGCTCGTCTCGATGGTGCCCGTTTCAGCGTACGACGTAGAACAGGTGTCGCAGCCGTCAGTGAAAAGCGGAGTTAAAGCCATTGTGGCGCTTCCTTCTAACGAGCTGTCAAAGCCCCATACCCCACGCCCACACTTGAGCTTCCTGTGTTGTGGTCAGCGGGCGCGTTATAAGTCGCGCCGCGCCGCTTAGTAGTTTGCGCGTCAGGCTCACTGGAACGAGACCGTGTAGTTGCCTGCTGTCGTGCCGCCCGTGACGATCGTGAGGCCTACGGAGAACTTGTAAAGCTCGCAGAACTTCATGCCCACGGTTGGCGCGGTGATAGTCGCCAGCGGCGTGCCGACTGCCGTCAGCGCGTCGTACACGGTGATCGTGTCAACCGTGCCGGTGGCATTGATCGTAATGTCGCCGACCATACCTGCACCAGCCTTAACCAACGTCGTGGTCTTGGTGGTGATACCCAGCGGGGTAAAGCCAAAGGAGACCTCGAGGCCGGTTGCGCTATCGACAATAGCAGTCGGCAAAGGGTTGTCGTGGGCGACGACAGCGGTCTCCGTCGTGCCGTCGTCGAACATGATCCGGTTATTCGACATGATTTACCTTCCCGGGTAAAGCCCCGCCGTTGTTAGTAGAGGCCGCCCATCGGGCCGAGAGCCGTGGTGAACGTCGTCGGCGGCGTGATCGTGGTGAGCGTGCCGTACGTCTCGCCAGTCTTCTTCGATGCGCCGAAGTTGCCGAACGTGTGGGTGTTGAAGCGGGCCGTCGTGTTGTCGACCTGCAGGCCGATGTAGTAGGTGCCCGGGGCCAGCTGGTACGTTGCCGTGAGCGGCACGCGCTGGAAGGCGTCCGTACCCGACATCGCCGTCGAAGCGGACTGCGCGAGAACCGCACCGGCCTTGCTGTAGAGGCCGATCTTGATGTTGCCGCTGGCGACGCTGCCGTTGAACAGGGCGAACCCGGTCATGAGCATCGCGGTCGGCACGAGGATCTCGGCGATGTACGTTTCGGTGACTACCGGCGTCGCGTCAGTGCCAGCAGCGTTGGTCGCCGGTGAGTGACCGCCAGTATGAACACACCGCGGCGAGGCGCCGGTAGTACCCGACCCAAAGCTGGCGACCTTCACGCCGCCAACAGCGATCGCGATCTCGGTGGCGCTGGGACGGTACATGCCGTAGTCGGGAGCGTCTTCTCCGGTCGGCTCGAAAAACTGAGCCCTTACTGCGTCGAAATCCTGCATGGATGCCTCCTGTTGAGAGTTACTTTATCAGAACGCGGGTACTAGGCCTAGAGCTTGATCTGCACGCAGACTACCAGCGCGGGTGGGATCGCCTTACCGTTGGCAACCGTGATTACGTGTGTATGGCTACTAGCCGCTGGGCCATTACCGACGATGCCCCAAACACCCGGGGCAGTATCTGCTGTGGCGGTGTGCGTATGTGCTTCGTCGCCGCCGGTGTTGCCCATGATCGTCGTGTCGAACAACGAGATCAGAGCCGCGTCAGTGCTGCCCATCGTGGCCATACCCACCAAGACCCGGTCGCGGGACGAGGGGAGCGTGATGCGCTTGTTGGATGCCCAGTCTGCCGTCGCCGAAACGCCACGGCCACCAGACACAGGGGCTCGCGTGTCATCGAGGTTGTCCCAGAGATACTTGAACAACGTCTCGCAGTCGGCGTTGGCCCGCTCGGTAGCCGCCGAGGAAGCCGATCCAATCGTCAGCCCGTTGAGCCGCACCCAACCCGTGTCTGCTGTCAGTTTAAGGCAGGGGCGGATCGAGCCGGTCGGCACTGCGGCGGCTACTGCGGCGGCGATCGCCGCGGTAATAGCGGCCTCGAGCGCGTACGGAACCCAATTGGCCCCGTCGTAGATCTCCTTGACGGCAAGGGTCGTGTTCCACCGCTCCATGCCTGCCAGAGGCGTTCCGGGGCGCTGGGCCGTCGTACCCGCCGTCAGCTTGACCGCACCCGTCGCAGTGAACGTAGCGTCACCTGCAGAGGTAAACGACAGGGGGAGCTCTTGCGCTGCGCCGGCGCCAGACGTGTCGCGGCCAAGGACTTTGCCCGCAGCCAACGTGATCGTGTGGTCGTCGTTCCAGTCCGACGGGCGCACGACGGTCGTGTCGACGCCGTCGGCTTTCAGGTTCACAAAGGGGTGGACAATTTGCAGGGTCATACGCCGCGCTGCCTTCCGACGTTAGCGATGCCGGCTTGAGGGTAACCCCACGTCGGGGCGTTGTGGACGTTCTGGCGGGCCACAGTAGCCCGCGCCAGCCCGCGACCCGAGTAGTACGCGCGCAGATGGGCGGCACCCAGCTGCGTGTTGGAGTAGGGCTTCAACGGCTGCGTCTGGAGGCGGCCGACGAGCCCCTGAAAGAGGGTGTCGTAGTACATGCTCAGGACCCAAGACGGGATGAGCCGCTTGCAGTCGCTTGGGTTGGACCCATCGACGGCGTAGACGCTGCACTGCGCCACCCAGCAGGCGTCGAGGCTAGGGTCGCGGGCGAGCATAATCGTGCCGGGCGTAGGCATTGACGCGGCGGTCACCCACCGCTTGTCGATGTCTTCACTATCGAATAGGCAGAGCAGCGACTTGATGGCGACACCGTTGCCCGGCGTGATCGTGTAGCAGCGGGTACCGGGGACGATGCAAAGGTCGAACCCCATCTGCCAAGCATTGGTCTGCTGCAGAAAGTCCCGAAGGAGCATGAACAGCTCGGCCTCGATGCCAGACGGCAACGCGCCCGGCGCATGCACCGAGGCGTCAGCGATCAGGCGGTCGAATTCAGCGCTCATTACCCCAACCCTGTAAGCTTGGAGAGGAACGTGTTGAAGAACACCACGGCGCGGCCGTCGCTGTTGGCCTCGTCATCCTGCATCTGGATCCGGCCGGTCACGAAGTTGATCAGCGCCGGCACGTACATCTGCTCGTAGTCGATGTAGGTCGAGAACTGGGAAGTCGTGTACTGCGGCACGTTCGAGAGCCGGTCGCGGTACATGTCAGGGCGCAACCGGCGCGTCTCGAGTAGGCCTTCATTGAGGGCCTGCACCATCTGGGTGTCGGTGTATCGCTCGCCGGCGACGTCCTGCAAGAGGACGCGCGCTTCGGTGATGATGTCGCCGACTGTCCTGAACGCCACGAGAGCCTCCCTAGGAAGACGGGGCCAGAGGTTTTACCCCCCGGCCCCTAGTCCCCCCACTTAGCCCGCCGTGACGATCGCCTGCGCCAGCGCCTGACCGTCGAGCACCTTGTAGCCGTAGACCTGCAGGCCACGGAGCAGGGTGCCGAAGGTGCGCTCGGAGCGGAGCGTCTCGACCTTGGTCATCTGCGACGCGAAGGTGAGCGCGTGCGGATGGCCGGCGTAGACGGCGAACTCGCCGGCAGCCAGACCGCCAGCCACGCCGTTCGGCAGAAGGTTGGACACGTAGACCGTGAAGCGGTCGATCATGCCCAGACGGCCGTTGCGCAGCATGGTGACGCTGTCGCCCGACATGAACACCTGCCGCAGCTCGGAGCGCTTGATCAGCGTGCCGACCCACGTCGGGATCAGGATCCAGCGGCCCATCTCCGGGATGTTCTGCTCGTCGAGCACCTGCCCGAGGCGGGTGATCACTTCGACGACGTCGACCTTGCCCGCCGGCGCGCTGTTGGCCACGACGGAGAGCGGCGAAGTCGTGACGCCGAGGTTGATGTTGCCCGAGATCTTGCCCGCAGTGGCGCCGCGGTTGTAGGTCGCGGTGGCCTGCCCGAGGATGCCGGCGAGCACGTCGGTGTCGACGGTGATCTTCATCTGCTGCGACGCGTCATCCGACCAGAGGGCCATCTGGTTGATGTCCGACTGGACCTTCATCACGTCGTCGAGGATCGTGTTGAAGTACTTGCCCTTGTCGATCAGCAGGGTGACAATCGCCGAACCCGGGCGCTGCACCGCCAGATCGCCACCGGCGAGGTAGTCGCTGATGGTGATGGTCGGGATGGTGCGGATGTTGACGGTGTCGCCGAAGTTCTTGATCTCGCCTTCGTAGTCCGTGTTCGAGATCGCAGCCAGCACGGTGGCGGCGTAGAACTTCTCGATCAGCTTGCCCGACCAGATCTCCGGGATGAACGTACCCGAATAGGCCGGCGACGGCTGAGACGACCCCGAGGGGTAAATCGCCGGCGTGGTCATGGCGCCGGCAAGGCCGAACGCGAAGGCGATGTTGGGATTGGACGCGCCGAGGTCGTGCCCGAGCGGGAAGTCGATACCGGCAGTCAGGACGCCAGCGGTTACGGCGGCGCCAATGAGGTTCTTGATGTCCACGATGATCTCCACGAGAAACAGGGTTCAGCTACCCCGGGATCACGCGGCCTTCAGCCTGAGCAAGGAAGATGTCTCGTTCGAAGATGTCGGCATCAGCTTCACGGCCGCGCCACGCTCCTCGAGCCTTGTCAGAGAAAAACCGACCGATCTCGGATGTTGAGTACGTGCGCTTCGCGTCGGATGCCGGTGGAGGCGGCGACGATCCGGCTCTTCCCGGAGCGGCCAGCGATGCCAGATTCAAACGGTTCGACGGTGCCGACTGGGTCGGGGGCGTCTGGCCGTTCGACTGACCCGCTGAAGGGGCCGGGTGAGCACCATCGGAGATGAAGCTCCTGAAGAAATACGCTACCCGCTGGGGCTCGCCCTTTGCGAAAGCATCTTTCAACAGCACGTCACGTATAACACCAGTTCCTTCGTCGCGCAAGTTCAGCCACGCGAGGAACTCCGGGTCCTCGTTGGTGTCGCGCCACTTCGGCAGGTTTCCGTCGAGGTAGTCGAACATTTGCTTGCGCGTGACCTGCCCCGTGACCTGCGCCAGCTCCCCCCGCATGCCTGCGACCTTGCGCTCGGCGACGCGGTCGATCAGGGACAGCATGTCGGTGCCCCACGTTGCCTCGTCTTCCTCGGTGAAGGCCGGCGATGTGCTCGACGGCGCGGGCTGGTTTTGCTGCGAGGGCGGCCCGGCGCGGCGCGCGGCTTCCAGCTCGACTTCGAGCTCGTTGATCCGGGCAAGTAGCCCCTGCGTGTTGCGGTCGGTGCGCGCCTTGAGCGCGTCATGGCGCCCCTTCATCGACCGGTAGCGGTGCTCGTACGCCGCGTTCTGGTCGTCGGCGACGTCCGCGTTCGGGTCGACCTGCTGGTTCTGCTGGGGAGGCGGCGGGGCCTGCTGCTCCGGCGGGGGCGGCGGGGGAGCCTG